ATCAATATCCTCAGAAAGAACAAACTTATGATGGAAATTAAGAAAGAAGTGACAGCTTCTGGCTTTCCTGTTCCTTATCTTAGCTTTATCGAAGAAAATAACGAACCGTTTACTCTTAAAACAAGCAATGCTTCCAAAAACTGGAATGGCACCCTTGAGTATTCCCCCGACACTCAAAATTGGAGTGAGTGGGATGGCACAGAAGTAAGCTCCTCTAACGATGGTAAACTTTATTTAAGAGGCGTAGGAAACAATAAGGTTAGCGACTATAATAAACAGTTTATATTAACCAGTAACAAACATATTCAATGTCTTGGCAATATAGAAAACCTGCTTGATTACAAAACAGTTAAAGTTGGCAACCATCCAGTAATGGCTAATAAATGCTATGGCTCCATGTTTAGTGGTTGTACTTCTCTCACTAAAGCACCAGAACTTTCTGCTACTACTTTAATTAATTATTGCTATTATGGCATGTTTAATAACTGCACTTCCCTTACTAAAGCTCCAGAACTTCCTGCGACTACTTTAGCTAAGCAGTGCTATAATTGCATGTTCTACGGCTGTACTTCTCTTACAGGACAAATTCACTGCCCGGCTTCAACGGCCAATGACCCTAACAGACTTGATGCTAATGCCAATATTCCGGCCAACAAAGCTACCGTAGTTTACGACTTATAAAACCAGCCCTTCCTTACCGGAAGGGCTAATCTTTTACATAAAATTATGCGCCACTGTTACTAATCCATATTATTAAGTACTTCTAAGAACTTCTCAAAATCCTTATTTAGTACTTCCACCCTTTTTCTTAACTGTTTTTCAGTATTATTGTACAGGCTCTTACTTAAACGATCAAGCTCATCTCTTGACTTTATTTCTATGCTTTTGTAGTCGATTATTGTTGTGCGGTTCTTTCCGATTAGTCCATTTGCAAATTTCCAATACTTTGCATCCATGTACTTCTCAAAATCTTTCTGCTTTTCTTTAAGGGCATCTTCTGTCTCACGAGCATGATACGCCATAACTGTCAGTACCCTGCCACTAGCGCGAGAAAACTTTTGCTCCGAAGAAGTCATTACAACAGCATCGGTAAAGGTAAAGTATGACTGGGTGTGAAATTAATCCCTTTTAAAAATCTTCTGAACCGGTTGCATTTCTTCTCTACATAGTCTGGACGAACCCTTCCACCAGTTTCTGTAAAAGTTATATCATATAAGAGGTAAATATCCTCTTCGATGATTTCTTTCATCTTTGTGTCGCCCCTCCTTATTTTATGTCCCGTTCATAATCACAAACATATTCCCAGAGCTCTCGCATTCTTTTGCTGGCCAACCCAAGAATACTCGTCGCTGCTTCCCATTCTTCTCTGTTGGCTCGAAAATTAGCTGTGGAAATAAGGTCTCGTATCTCGGGAAGGACGTCACGAATGTCATTCCAGCTATTCTTAAGGCGCATAGCCTGGGAGCCAAGGTTCTTGTCTTTTTCTTTCTCATAGGTCTTAAGCATTTTTAGGAGCTCAGGACCAATTCCTTCGGTTTTTCTTAGCCTCCATTTATTCTTCTTTACGCGCTTTACAAATTCACTATTTACAAAATCCATAAAACCTTCCGTTGTCATTGTAAAATTGACAACAATGCATCTGTCGTCGGCGTCTATGAGAGATTTGTATTTCGCCATTGCATCTTCCAGATTCAAATAGGCATACTTTTCCAGTGCTTCCAAATCTTCATCTTCAACGGCAACCGTGTAAACAGTGTCGTGATATGTCATAAAAGCATCCCTCCTGACTAAATTATACTGCTGGAATTGCAGGTTTACAAGGGTTTTGTACTCCTTTATCCATCCACCATAATACTAATACAAACAGCGCGTAATTTACGAAAAACTATTCGCAATACTCTTTAATCCACTCCATTGTCGCTTCCGCAGAATAGATGTTGCTATCAACCACTTTTAGTTTTTTCTTCTTATAGTCGTCTACGATCGCACTAACGAAGAAGTTTTCATATGTCGTGACTACATCGTTGTCCTTGTCGGCAACCACGAACAGCTCACGCCCTTCATTTCCGGCATAATAATTCATGGTATCCGAAAAGGCAATCAGGTGGGCAGTATAGCCTCCGTCGCAAAGAAAAGTATCTGGCGTATTATACCCGGCAAGATTATATGTTACAGATGCTTTCATTTGGACGATTTCCGGAGCCACATAAAGCCACTCTACCTCTTGGTAGTTGTTGATATAAGCCCGGATAATCGCTTCTCCTTTATCCTGTGCCGTAATTTGCACTCCCGCAAAAGTCTCACCAAATTCCTTTTGCTTGCGACCATTAACCCTAACTATAAAATCAGATTCGAAGAAGTCGTTCTTATCGATTTCTCCATATACTTCAAACAAATCATTATCACTTTTAGCGCTGATTAATTTTATCATAGAATATACACTTCCTTTCATATTGAAAATGATAGAACAAAGCGATATAATAATATAAAAGGAGGCGATTTCATGCCAGATAAACAGATTGTAGTACAAAATGTTTTACCAGGCTTAAATGCGGATTCTCTGGATGAATCTGCTATTACGCCAGACTTTTATGTAATGTATTATTTAAAATTTTTGCCGCGCTATATCGCAAATGGCCGTCCATCCGAAGATACGCTGCGTGATTATAAAATCCATATCGATAGTTTCATCCGCTGGTGCGCAGAACATGACCGCCATCCGTTATCCATGCACGATTATCAAATGCGCATATATATGGACTGGATGATTAATCGGGAATATACGGATAACACTATGGCCATCAAACTTACAGCTATCCGAGGATTCTATCAGGCCGCGTTAAAAATCGGGCGGATTGATTTAAACCCCTGCGATAACCTAAAGGCAGAACGAAAACTCATGTGGGACGAAAAGTTTCGCTTTTATTCAACAGAGCAGATTAAGCTGCTGAATGATTATGTTAAGCTTACCTCAATAAACGACTTTATCCGCTATCGTGATATGACTATCCTCTACCTAATGAGTGTGGAAGGCCTTCGTAATGTCGAAATCCACCGTATGTGTGATGAAGATATTGATTGGGGATACAAGACCATAGTCATTCGCGGAAAAGGGCATGGAGGTGTTATTTATCCATGCGAAGAAACATTCGAGGTGCTTAAACGTTATCTCGATTCCCGCCCGTCCAGCAAAAAAGAAAACGGACTAACTCCTACCGTTGTATCCGACCACAGGCATAAATATAGAAGGATTTCCCGCAACGGCATCCGCAATATTATGAACAGAATACTAGAGGGGTGCCAATTAAAGCACCCCGGATACTCTTGTCATATATTCCGGCACAGCTGCGGGACAAACCTCTATAATGAAACCAAAGACATTCGCTTGGTTCAGGAACAGCTTCGTCATAATGACCCTAAGATGGCTGCACGATACAGCCATGTCCATGAGCGTCTTACAATAAGGCATACTTCCCGTATTGCACCGGAAATCTATTAAATAAGCGAGCGGAATTACCGCTCGCTTTCTTATTCAATACGGCCTTTAATCTGCGCATCCAAAAGGTCAAGATTGTAATACGACGTATACAAAATCTTGCCGCTTTCCGGCGTATTTGCCGAAGCCTTCATTGTGCAAGCATGGGAAACATTGTTGGTGTTGATTACGAGAAGGTCAACATCGTTAAGCTTTTGCGTGTCAAAACCCTTACTGTTTCCAATATCCTTAAACTTAGGATGACGGGCAATTACTTTTGCGCGCCAGCTGTCCGTTCCGCCAGCCACGGCAATCTTAAGGTTGGTATCGGCAAAGATGTCCTTCTCGGCCAGTTCCTCTTCAGTGACAGCAACGGGCTCTTCCTCAACTACTTCCTGTACAGTCTGAGCCTCAAGTGCCTTTGTCTTTTTACGAAGCTCCTCCCGTAGTTCCGAGATTTTATCCGACAGGGCAATCTTTTCACTGATTGCATCCTGATATTTATGGACGTAATCCTCTTTTTGCTGGGATAGCTCGTTAAATTTACTCCTCAGGTTATCGTAAGCCATAGACAGCTTAACCAGTTCTTTATTCTGCTTCCGATTCGCACCATTTGCAGAGCGTTTCTGGTTGGCCACGCTTTTAGATAAAGCATCTTGGGACCTAGAGACTTCTTCAAGCTTATTCTCCAGTCCGATATTCTTACGGGTAAGTTCGCCTTTTTCTGCTTTTAGCATAGAGATTTCATTATTCTTCTCGGCAACTTCCCGTTCAAGACTTGCAACCTTATCGGTAAGAGAGTTAATGGTGCTGCGTTTATCGGAAAGTTCTCCTTTAAAGAACTGAATTTGTTCGGTGTCACTATGCACCTTGTAACGATAATACCACGATGGCTTAAAAGCTGGATGCATACGGGCCGCTAAATATTCTGCTGCCGTAGAGTAAAAGTTAAAATCCTCGGTAGTCCACTCGGACACAAATGGTTCTGCAGGCGCACATTCGGTAAATTCTGTTTCTAAAACCTGAAGGCAATTATCGATGTCGTCAGGGCGGATAATTCCCTTCATAATGTCACGGGCGCAGGCGGAAATTTTCTGACACAACCCCACGTCATCACTTATCGTGTACATGCACTCGGCTACTAATTTCATTTCTGTGGCCCGCACAAGGAAAACATTGCCTGGAAGATCACGGCTGTAGAATGTAATCAAATCATATGCCATGCCGGCACAGATAAATTCTTTATTGAGGAGGAATAAATCTTCTTCGGTAAACTCTTGAATAGAAACCTTATAGTCTTCAAGAATAGTACGAAGTAATTGGACGGACGGCATTTCGTTGTAATGCGCCGTAACCAAATCATCGAACGAGTTTTTCTCATCACCATAGTTCATATCGAAAATGAGCTGCCAAATATCATAGATTAAGGCCAAACGGATATTTTTTAGGGCCTCCATTCTACCAGTATCTGAGACAACCAATGAACGGTAACAAGCGGCGAGGTAGTTATAAAACATCCCCTTAACCGTACAAAGCATAAAAAAGCTGGGATTGCGCTCATAATATTCGTCATGAATATTTTTAGCATTCTTTGTAAGAAGCTCGATAGCCTCTTCGAACTTCTGTTCTTCCTGTAACTTCGTCACCTTTTCAAAAACCTTTGCGATACGTGTTTTGGTAAAAGGAACAACCAAGTCACTGGCTAATCGGTTTGTGTAAAGCTTGGCAAAATATTCACCAGGCTGAATACTTGTATATGTTTCATAGGACAAGATAATCACCTCTTTTGATTAAAATAATTATAACAAAAAAATTTGGCCGCCTCAAGAAGAAGCGGCCAATATATGTGGTTCTTAATTACTGTTCTCTTTTAATGGTCAAAGAGCCTGTTTCATTTTCCTTGCGGTGACAATGCGGGCACTCATTTTCAATAATGCCTGTATATCCGCAAACCGGGTCACGGTCAACCGGATGGTTGATGGAGAAGTAGCCCATATCCGCATCATGCATAGCGCGAACAATCTTTTCAAATGCTTTTACGTTTTTGGTGGGGTCGCCGTCCATTTCTACATAAGCAATATGTCCTGCATTTTCCAGGGCATGGTACGGCGCCTCAATGCGAATTTTGTCAATGGCCTTAATCGGATAATAAACGGGCACATGGGAGCTGTTTGTAAGGTACTCCCTGTCACAAACACCAGGAACCTTACCGAAGCGTTTCTGACAGGCCCTAGCAAACTGGCCGGCAGTAGATTCGGCCGGTGTCCCGAAGCATGACCAGTTAAGATGGTCTTCTTCTGTAAACTTATCGGTCATTTCCCTGAGATGTCCGACGATTTCAAGGCCAAGTCTCTGCGCGTCTTCAGAAGCTCCGTGATGAGCACCGGTAAGAGCAACAAGACACTCCGCAAGGCCGCAAAACCCAATGCTAATAGACGCATGTTTTAATACCTCACGAATTTCATCATCTGGTTTGAGCTTATCGCTGTCCATCCACACGCCCTGTCCCATAAGGAACGGATAGTTGTAGACATGCTTTTGGGCGATAGTCTCATAGCGGTCGAGTAAATATCTCCTGGAGAGCAATGTATACTCATCCATGATTTTGTAGAACTCCTTAATATCACCTTTTGCCTGAAGCGCCATCATTGGCAGGTTTAAGGTGACAAACGAAAAGTTTCCTCTGCTGCCACATTCCTCGGGCCCATTAACATTGCTAATTGTGCGCGTGCGACATCCCATCGTAGCGATAGCACTGTTTGGGTTGCCGGGCTTATAATACTGCAGGTTGTACGGCGCATCAACATTAACAAAGTTAGGATACAGGCGCTTAGCACTTACTTCGCAGGCCCGCTGGAACAGGTCGTAGTTCGGGTCCTCTGGGTTGTAGTTGATGCCAGTCTTAAGCTGAAATACAGTAATCGGGAAAATGGAAGTCTCCCCGTTACCCATGCCGGCATATTGCGCTTCCAAAAGCCATTTTGACACAAGACGGCCTTCCGGGGAAGTATCCAGGCCAAAGTTTACACTGGAGAAGGGCACTTGTGCACCTGAGCGAGAATGGAGCGTATTGAAGTTATGAATCATAGCTTCCATGGCCTGCTTGGTTTCTTCCTCAACATCTTCACATGCATTTTCCCAAGCCGTAGCCGCAACGAGTCTAAAAGGCGGCCAGTGAGTTAAATCTTCCTCATAGTTTACGGCCCATTCTTTGATAAGGTCTGCATTTTTAGCAGAGTTGCAGTAATCACATTTCGCATCAAAGTCAATGGTTTTGAGCAAATCTAAAGCAGCCTGCTTGTCGATAAACAGCGACATCAGCTTAGCTACATTTTCCCGATAAGCCTTCTTAAAGCTCTTGTCTACATACGGAGCCAGAGCATAATCCAATGCGTTGATAGATTGGCCGCCGAACATTTCGTTCTGGTTGCTCTGAATGGCGACACAGGCACAAGCAGATGCAGCACGAATACTATTTGGTTCACGTACAAAACCATGGCCTGTACAGAAACCGCCGTCTAAGAGTTTGGCCAGGTCAATCTGACAGCAGTTAAAGGTAATCAGGGAGAAGTCCTTATCATGGATATGAATCCAGTCCTCCCTGTCGGCTTTTGCGACGTCCTCGTCAAGCGCATAGTTATTGACAAAGTTCTTTGCGCCTTCCGTGCCGAGCTTCAGCATAATGCCCATGGACGTATCCGCGTTAATGTTGGCGTTATCACGCTTTAAGTCCATGTCCTCCGCTTTTGCAAAGAGCAGGTCTTTGTAATTATCCATGAGCTTTGCTGCAGCATTGCGGCGCATTTCATGAACTTTACGATACTTAATATATTCTTTGGCTACATGGCCATACCCCAAATCTATCAGGGCATCTTCTACCATGTTCTGGATTTCCTCAACATGAGCATCATGTCTATTGTCTCGGATTTTTCCCTCAACAAAAGTTACAACGTCATCAATTTCGGATTCTTTCATGCAGTTATCCGCATCTTTGTTTGCGCCTTTAATGGCATTAAGAATTTTGTTTCGGTCAAACTCTACCGCTTGTCCTGAGCGTTTAATTATCATGTTGTTTTGTGGGCATCATTTGAAAGGGTGCCCAGCTCCTCCTCTATTTTTATGTGATGTCTTATGCGACTTTCATGCCACTTTGTCTGATATTGATATGGCCCAGGCGTGAACCGAGCTGGTCCTGCCACGCCTTAATAAAGGCTTGTAAGGACAAAAAGCTTGTACCCATTCTTTTGGCTGCTTCGCCAACTGTAAGCCCTTCGCACTCAACGAGCCCATAAACGATTTTCCATTTCTGTTCGCGAGTTTTTTCTTCCGCAGCAAGCTTTGATTCGTTGAAGAGTGCTCGCGTTATGGCTGCATGATAGACCTTATCAATGTCATCCACAACCCAGCCCTTCTGCTTCCAGGTACGCTGAATCTCACCCGTTTTTATCGGTTCTCCACCAAAAGTTGCAATCTCGCCGGCAATTCGCTTGAAGCGTTTACGGTTCTTTACCTCCGGATGACGCTCACACCAGTCAAGCTCCGCCTTTTTGTCCAGTAATACTTTCTCGGCTTCAATCAAAGGTTCCTCCAATCTAGGTTTTTGTATTATATATATATCTTACTTACATCTTTTTATGGAAGGGAAACCCCTTCTTACTATATTTTAACACATACTTACCTAAAATTCCAGTATGTTACTAACATTTTTTTAGTGTGGTATTGCTTCGGTGTTTACCCACACTTAGGAAAAGAGGAAAGAACAGCCGCCCGTCTGGGCGGCCATGCTTATCTTAATTGTCGGGGTTAATTCCCTTATTGTTAATATCTTCAATTTGCTTACCCACCGTCGTATTTGTGGAAACGCCTATTGTATTAAGGAGTCTCCAAACGGTTTTCGGGTCAACAAATTTGCCGTTTTCTTTGACCTGCAGGATAAACTTGTCTGTTGTTTTACCACAGACAGCTTTTGCGCTGGCCTCGGACGGAGCATTTGCTGCGTCCAAACCGCCAAAGATGTATGTCCGGCTTGCGGACATACTACCAAGCGATACGAAGTTGCCAAGCGTACTGTCACTTCCTGTACTGCAGTCACACTTTTCAGGCGCATGTACCTCGATACCAGGTTCTGTCTTAAACACGATGCCGTTCGATACTACACTTACACCACTGCCGGCGTTTTCTACACCGTAATCCTGCACCCAATAAATCTTATTCAGGCCAAGAGTATCAATTGGGAAATCGATATTATTTTCCTGATTTTTAAGTTGGGACAGCCCAGTATTGGAAGCATCAATAACCTGATATGCCTGAATAACGGCCGGGAAGAATGTCGGGTCCACATCTGCTTCATCCAGTGCTTTACGCCATTCCCAGTTATAATATCTTCCATTCGTACTGTTTGTCTCAGCAGCCGGAGCAGCCGCACCCTCTTTTGAGGAAACCTTCATGGGTGCACTCAGCAGACTTTCGAGCGTTTCGCTCCAGCCCTTCCATGCCGTAATAGGGCCAATTGGGTTACCCTTTACGTTCTTCGTGCCGGATGCAAGTTCTTTTAACTTATTGGCGCCGCCCGCAGACTGGTCCTCAATCTTGCCGTTGCCATCACAGAAGATACCCTTTGCAGGGTCACCCATGCTTAATACGGCAGAAACTGCCATGGCCATAACAGGGTCAATCTTTGCGTCGCTGCACGCTTTCTGCAGGGTCTGTTCATAACCATTCATCTTCAGGTTTTTAACAGCCTCTTCTGCGCGCTTCTTACCCATTTCAAAACCTGCAGCGATAGATTCTTTCGCCTTTGGCCACCAGATGGTTTCTTCACCGGGAGTTTTATCACTAGCCGAACCATCCGTGGAATTGCCGGAACCATCGTTTTTATTGTCGGAACCGCTTTCCTGTTTGGGGTCAAATTTTCCTGCAAGCACATCATCCATAAACTGTTTGTGTGTTCCAGAGAAGTTTTTGTAGTCCCCAGGATTTAAGGAAACGGTTGGCGTGAGTCCTGACGTACCCGGACCATTGCCTCCCTGATACGATGCAAGTTTTTGCGGCGATTTGTCATCGCTGTTAATATCCTGTCTCCAGTTAATCTGTGGTTTCTGAGTTTCAACGGGAGTAAGTTTCCAACCCATCTTAACTCCATCATCCCACTGGTCTTTGAATGGGCGCTCATTCGGATCGCGCTTGTTTGTGGTCTTATAATTGAGCTGGTAATCAACCTTCTTGTCGTGCATTTGTTCGATGCGAAGGAAGTTAATATAATCTTCCATGTTCATAAGGCCGGAAGCAATATCATCCTGTATATTGGCAAGGTTAGCGCCAACCTCATTGAGGATGTCATACGTTTGCGTTTTGTTATCGACAGGCTTTTTATCCTGCCTTCTGGGGCATTACACCCATTTTAACGGCCGGTCAATTCCGGCCCAGCCCAGCGTAGCTTTTTACGTGGACCTTATGTCTCAAAGGTCTTTTCCTCACAACGTAGAACGGCCTCGTGGATGCTTATTTCGTCATCTACGCGTTGCCCCTGACCGACTGAAGTTGTGTAACAGTCGCGGCTCATGTCACCATGAGCTCGTCCCGTTCGTTTTCGGGAGCCTTCGGTTCTGATTACCTGCCTCATTATGAGGCTTTACGGTTTTCCAGCTTGATTCCGTTCTTATCACCTAGAGACTTTTGTGAGCTTGTCTTTAGGCGGCCTAAAATTATGTTAAATTTTTCTTTTTTCCTTTTCAAAAATACGGTCGCATCTTTATATAAAAAGTTGTAAACTTTTGACAGTTGAATATTTCCACCGAGAAACATGGAAACAATATTTTTCCTATGACGCCGGTATTTAATATCTGAATTCTTGTTTATCGCATCGAACAATACAGATTTGTACCCGTCCACAAAGTTCTCAGTTCCTATAATAACCATCATATTAGTTCCTGTTGTTTTGGGGTTAACATAAATGCACCCATCACCATCAAAATAACCTCTCATAAAATGATGGACAAGGTTGTGCGGAACTTGACTTGCAGTAGGAAACGACAATCTAAAAGTTTTTCTCTGAAAACATCCAAGGTTCTCTAAGTCCTGTACCATTTCCTTAGAGTTGAAATATAAGGAGTATGATTCTGGTTTGTTTCTATATATCGGCTCTTTTGTGTCATTCTTAAGAGTATTTCTAAATTCAAGTAGATGGTCTAAATCACTAGCTTGAAGAGCCAGTTTAACCGCGTCATCAACTATCGTTCCATCGGCATACAAGAAACCTAACCAGTATGCCTTTTCTTCAGAGTCTATTTTCTTAAAGAACTCTCTATCAAAATCATATTTGTATTTTCTTATCAGATTGTCTCTATCGTCGATATTAAGTGAGTACTGAGGTAGTGTAAGGTCAATATACTGATGAATAACCCGTTCAGCCGTCGAATGGCCTACTCCCATCTTCTTTTCAATCTGACGAAAAGACAATCCTTTTTGGTACAACTGTATTATTTTTTCATTGCGTTTAGCTTTGGCAGACGATATCTTCGTCTTATTTCTTTCGGCTTGATAAAGTCCTTTTTTCTTAAGGACCCTTGTAACAGTATGCCTGTCAGCAGAAACTATTGCTGCAATCTCACCGACAAGATAGTACTTATTGTAAAGTTCGCATATTTTGTTATCACGAATCTCTGCGAGTTCTTTCTTTAGCATACTTATGCACCTCTTTTGCAGGTTGTAACATAAGATGCGAACATATAAAAGGAAAATTAAAAAATTAAAATAATTACTTGACCTATGATAGGCTCGTAACGGCTGCAGGACAAGCATTGGTCAATCTGCATGACCTGACCATCTTCCAGCAGGTTGTCCTTTAGGCAGCGGATGCACGTGTATTTGGACCTATGGTCCTGTCCTCCGTAATAAATACAATTTATGTGCATCCGCTTTCCCATACCAAATACATATCGTGTAATGGTTGCGAGCATGTTTTCCAATTTAACCAGACGTTTCTCGGTAAAGTCAGAAAGCGTTAACACTGCCGCCGCAATATCTTTTGTCTCCTGATGCTCTCGGTTAAAAGGCAGGCGATACTGCTTAACTCTGGGCTGATGATTTTCCAGCTCCTCAATTTTGAGGTCCACGGGAAAAGGGTCGTTGTTATTAAGCGGTTTACCACCGCTCGGAAGCTTAACCTCGCTAATTGAGTTCTGGGGGTCAAACGGTCTTTGTGCAAGTTTTTGAGCTTTATCCGTTGTAAAGGCATTGCCGTTAATGCCAGTCAAGTCCTGCATGACAGTGCTGGTCATAAGGCCATAGTCGCCGGCCTTATCCATTTTATCCATGCCATTTACAACCGTATCTTCTACTGCGGTGTTTGGAATATTTCCCTGCACATAAACATAGTCCGGATATACCGGTTCGCAGTAGGTCTTACCCTTTGGGTTAATTTCAACCCATCCGGGGCCAACGGTAATATTATTGTTTGCCGGCCCAAGCGACTTGTTATTTGCTCCGCCACCCGGTGCTTTTGCGCCAGGCGAACCGCCGGAACGCAAGCACTCTGCCTGCATTTTCTTTTTCTCTTCCTCGGTCTCACCGCAAAGGCCGCCAAGATAATTGTCGAAATGAATATGCCAGCCTGTGCCTTCGTGGTCAACACCGGTATACCAAGCTCCGATACCACTATTTTGGGTGGCGTAGTTGAAGTCATCTGAATACAGAGCAATCTGGCTTACAACTTCCGTATACCAGCCGCCCGGCCCGGTTTTACCATCGGCAATATCGACGGCAGTTCCTTTTGCATGCTGCGAGTTGGGGTTACCGTCACGGTAAAGCGATGTGATAACCGCCCCTTCTGTACCATTGACGTATCCGAGAGCTTTAAGCAGGGACATGGTTCCAATAATACCCTGTATCGTGGTCTGGGTCATGTTCTGATTGCGCGGATTATCGCCACTGGAAAGATAATCTTCCCAGTTATCAATCAGCTCATATGTTAACGGCTGCCCCTTCCATTGGATTGTTACGCTTTTGCCCATTAAAAAGCCTCCTCAACTTCTCGGTCAAGAAGGGTTTCGGCTTTAAATGCCCGCGTAGCGTCACGCATAGCCTGCTCATACTCTCTCTGGCTCTCTGCTCTTTCAAGGCGGGAATAATCCCATTCCTCCCGCCTCTTTGCCTCCTTCGCTTCTTTATACGTTTTGCGTGAAATAACCAACCCATCGGTATCGTCTTTGTAGTAAAACTGACCATAGGTGATATATTCACCAGTTATATGGTCGCGTTCCCATGTAAAGGGCTGGTCAACCTGATAAAGTCTTAACATGTGATATTTCCTTTCCGCTTATATTAGAGGCCCACTAAAAGTCTCCGTCATCCGTTTGTATGATTACAATGCCGGTATTACATCAGGCTTTGCAATAGCACACAAACAGATGGGCAAATTTTTAGTTAAAAATTTTGTCTGGAGAAACCCATTTCCTCCAGGGCTTCCCCGCCCATTAAATTACACGCTAAGTGATACGCCAAATTTTTCAGGAAGAAGTTGGATATGTAGCATACCGCCAAAGAAAGCACAACTCCTAAAACAAGAGTTATCAGCATCGGAACCCCAATCATTCCTGCAATGCCCGCAAAGAAGAAAAAGGAAACAATAAAAATTGTAAAGAGGATACAGCCAATTATGATGGTTAAGATAAGCTCAATGTTATCTCTAACATTTTTGACAATATCATTTTTTGTATCGTTCATAGCGCATGAAATAAGATAAAGTATTTTATTCATTTTCTACCCCTTTATTAAGTAACTCAGAATTTAACCAATTTCGAAAGTTTTTATGGAAGGCTTTGAACTCCTTCACATATTGTTTGTACAACATTGCTTTTGGTGCTGGGAACGGGCCATAATCGGACATAAATACCGAAGAAGGATAATTTTCCGGGATAGAATGCCAGACAAGTCCTGTTTTTGGCCAGCAGTCAAGGTATACCTCAACTTTTACCTTATTATCATAAGTGTATAAGGCTAGGTCCTTTAGATTATGACGGGGATCCGTGCCAGGGGATATGCCCAATCCTATTTTTCCGCTAATAAGAAGACTCTTCGGAAACGTCATTTTTGCCTGCCGGCATTTTTTAATAAGCTTCCGGTCCTCTTTAATAAGAGGTGCGATTTCTTCTGTAAACTCATCTTCTATATCTCGCAACTTTGTTTCCGGCTGTTTTTCTTCCTTGCCAATCTTTTCATCCAGCTCTTTGCATAAGACGGCAAATTCTGCAGGCTCACAAACGTCCTTAAGTTTTTCGTCCAGCCAGACGCGGAAGTTTTTATGGAAAACTTTGAATGATTCGGCAAAAGATTTATACTTTGCTTTGTCTTCAACCTTCGTACAGATTGGCACTCCAGGAAAACCACCACGCCCATCCCAGGTGGAGAATGGAACAATCGAAGATACAAGACCACTGCTATATGCTTCCACCTTTTCATAATATGCACCCTTGTACAGAAGGTTGAGTACCAACTGCACATGTTTGTTAAGTAATGTGCTGAAAATATGGATCCCGAATCCTAATGCCTCGGATTTTAGTAAAAACTGTTCAGGGAAAGAAAGCCCTATATCGCAAGCTTTTTGCGCTAAAAGCCTATCTTCTTCATACAGAGTATATATTTTCCCATACTCTTCCAACTCTTCTTTCGTAATCTTCTCCGGATTTAGCTGTTTTTCTTTCAAGTCAAGTGCTGCGTTTAGTTTTTCAAAATTCAATGTCTGCCACCTCTTAAGACGCCTTAAAGTTATAAACAGGTTTGATAACCTCTATGATGTCCACGGTTTCTTTTACATCCTCAAGGATATTATCGATACTCTTATAAGCCATAGGAGCTTCGTCCAATGTATCCTCGTTTACAGATGTCGTATAGATACCATTTTCTTCCATAGTTTTCTTATACTCGTCCATGCTGAGATTTTCACGGGCGGCTTTACGGGACATTATACGGCCGGCTCCATGCGGTGCGGAATAATTCCACTCCTCAATACCCTTGCCAATACCGATAATGCAGCCGTCCCGCATATTCAGCGGGATAAGAACCTTCTCCCCCTTACGGGCAGAAATTGCACCTTTGCGCAAAATCATCTCATCCACATTGATGTAGTTATGAATCGTCGAGAACTGTTCCTCTACGGTATACATACAATGCTTAACGATGATTTCAGCCATCATTTTACGGCTCTCATCGGCAAACTCCTGGCAAATTACAACGTCATGCAAATAGTCGTCCATATATTCACCGTAAAGGTAAGCCAGGTCATCGGGAATATCAGACGCATGCTTCTGCCAAGTAAGTTCTTTCAGAGCATCCTGTATTTCACTGCGCCGGCCCTGCTCCTTATATGTACGGATAAGTTCGTCACGGGCCTTTATATAGTCTTCCTTTCCCTGGTGCAGCTCAATGGCAAGTTTCTGATAGTATTCTGCCACCTGCTTGCCCAAGTTACGGCTGCCGGAATGGATAACAAGATAATGAGAACCATCAGCGCCCCTATCTAATTCGATGAAGTGATTGCCTCCACCAAGTGTACCGAGGCTTCTTTCCAGACGTTTGGTGTCCCGCAAATTACGGAAGCACTTGAGCCTGGTCAGGTCAAATCGCTTCTGCCGGCCTTCCCAAACATTAAATCCGGATGGGATATAATGGCACGCTTCATCCAATGTTTTGAAGTCGATAATTTTGTCCTTAAGCTTGCTGGTGAGCATGCCACAACCGATATCCACCCCAACCAAATTAGGACAAGCCTTGTCCGTGATGGTCATGGTTGTTCCAATGGTGCAGCCGGCTCCAGCATGAACATCCGGCATAATACGGATTTTACTGCCGCGAGCAAGCTCGTAATCACACATGCGGCGTACCTGTTCTCTTGCCTCATCCTCAATAATGGATGCGTAAGAGACAGCTTCACCAATCTTGCCTTTTATGATTTTCAAAAAAATCCCTCCTATAAAAATACATTAAAGCCCTCTAGCATCCGCCCGCATTACTGCAGGCGGACATACAAGGCTCCAACAATCTTATGGTTACACAATAAGAGATACGCAGTTTTCTACAGGAATCTGCATGAAGTGAATCTTCGGACGGCTGCTGAACTGCAACCGGTTTTTAGCCAGGTCGAGCACCTGGTTCTTCACAGCTTCACTATCGGTATCATCTTCATTGCTTTCGTTTGCTGCCGTAAGAGCGAAAGAATCCGTGTCCACTTTAATGTGTTCGTTATTGACAATGCTCTTGGCAATCTTCATGGTAATGTCCGTATCCTCGGTCATTGCCTGCAATGCGGATTCTGAGAAGTCACCCTCAATCGACTTGGAAGCAGTGAGCTTCTGGCTGATTGCACCAAGAATATCTTCCTGAATGGAATCCTGATAATACATGAAGTAAACCGATACAGGGTGCTCCTGATTGATACGATTACTACGCTGAGATGCCTGACGAATCTTTGTAAGCTCCGTACCGGTTTCATAGAAGATAATCGTGGTATAATCCAGCAGGTTTACACCGACATCTACTTCGGCCGGATTCATGATGACGGCATCTACTTCGCCTTCCTTGGCAAGATTTGTCAGCCATTTCTGGCGTTTAGTGGTAGCCATCTTCGGCATAACAATAGTATTAACCCCTTCATCTGTCAAAAGCTTGGAGAGGCGGGCGGAAATATTGAGCGCCTGAGTGAATTCGACATAAATAAGCATCTTTTCGCCATTGTCTTTATGTTTCTTGGCAATTTCGATAAGCTTGCTCTCTTTATTGCGAATAACATCAGCGGAAAGCGATACTTCCTTGCCATTGTCAATTCTGCGTGTATCAAGACCAAACGGCTGGTCGAGGAACATATTTGCCGTAAGCACTGCATTTTTAACAGCGCGGCGAGTCTGTGCTCTGGACCCACCAGTAGCTGTTGTTACAGTGGTGGTAACAGTATCCAGAAGTGAGCGATAGCTGGTAGCAAGTTCCTCATCCATCTCTACGGGGACTGGCGTTTCCGTATACTTGCAGAGGTCGTGACGAATATCCTCCTTTTTAACAACCACAAGATTGTTTACAAGGAAGTCTGCTACAAGCACCTGGGAAATACCCGGCTTTTCCTTGCGTTCCCTTTTCCGCTTCTTCGGGGTAAAATCCTGCCCGCGTCTGGTAGGAGTAAGTACGCCGGTTACGGTTTCGATGACGTCAACCACGCCATAGTCATTGTTGAACTTAGTGATATCATCGTGCTTATATCCTTGTTCCAGCATCTTTCTCGTCTGCGTACGGAACAACAAATGGAACAATCCTTTTGCATAGCCGTTGGAAAGTGTACCTGTGAGACACACGGATTTCCAGCATGCGCCGATGACCGTACCAAAGGCTTCTCCACGCTTAGAGTCGGATGCGAGCTGATGCACTTCATCTGCGATGAGATAATCGAAAACATGGTTCAGGTGTTTACGAATATAGTGCGCAATAGAATAACGATACAAATATCCACCGCTGGTGCCACGGCTCTCATAGTCAGCAATCGCCTTTAAGTATCTGGAAAGCGAATCTCCCCAAGAACGCGGTGCTTCACGGGCGATATTATCCATGGCAACTTCAATCTCATTTTTGAACTGCTGGATATTTTTACGGTGAATCCACCCAAGGCGTTCCACCTTTACCCAGTCAAGCTCTCTGGCCCAGCCATTTTTAGCAACAATATCTTCCGGCTCTTCCTTGATACGACGTGCGACCGTCCAAAGATGTGTACCGCAGCCGGTTAAGGAATATCCCTGCTCATCCAGAACCGTCTTGCAAACAGCATTGCGATTGTTTTTGGACAGGAAGTCACGATGAGAAGCTGCATGATGCTGATTGGATTCAGCGCCATTCAATTCACGTTTTTCTACCGTAACAATCCTCCGGCCACAGTTCGGGCAGCGATAGCATCCGTCGTGGCTATCCCAAATAACTGCCGGACGTTCCTCATAATTCATTTTAATCGTGTTTTCCGACATAACAATCCAAAGCGGACGCAGGCGAAGCGGACTCTTGATATACTTCGTGGCTTCGATAAAGTCTCCGAGATTTTCTACCACTCGCACATCAGCCAGCGGATTAACTCCCTGAATCGTCTGTACCCATTCGCCAATGGTCTTAGAGGGAACCATTACAAGAACGGAATAGTTTCCCTTACGAGCATGGGACACGACTGTTCCGATACTCATAATGGTTTTACCAGAACCGGTTGCGCCAGAAATAATGACATTCTTCTGACGGTCCAAGCTGGCTGCTGCAGCCTGAATTACTTCTTTCTGCTTGCGATACGGCGTAAACACATCGGAATAGTACGTGGCCACATCGAAGAATCCATCCACGCGCTTATCGTAATCCATTGTGCTCGGATTAAAAAGCGGCTTAAATTCGCGCTGAGCACGGTCTGCCAAAACCTGCCCAAAAACGGCCTGGTAGGAGTCAATACCAGTTACGGTTAAAAGCTCCTTACTGGTTTCACTGCAGCCATCAATGTCGATATAGCCGCTCTTCAACCCTTCCGAAATCCATTTGCGGATATCGGATTCCTGAACGCGAAAAGCAATGATTGTACGGAAATGGTAATTCTCGTACACTTCTTCCTGCGAATTGAAACGGGTGGCAAAGTACATACAATGTTTGCGGATTGCCTCCCGAGTAATGTACTCTGACCATTCTTCGAGGATGGGGACAGACGTATTGTCTACGATTGCTTTGTATACGCTGTCGGATACACTCTTGGGGATATCATCCACAGCGCTTGACCTGTTTTCGAAATCGAAATCCCCCATATTGAAATCGTTATAGATTCCAACAATTTTATCAAAGTCGTCGGAATCAAGCGTGCTCTTTCTGGAGAAAACCAGATGGGTGTAACCATCCCGGCCGCGATAAGACTGCATATCCATTTCACGCTTACTGAAACCTACACGTTGTCCATTTCCGGCTACATGGATGATATCCAGGGCATTGAAAAGATGTGCTATTGTTCTAGCATCATCCCCCCGCATCAAAACAGATAAAAACATAAGGCTGTTAAACTGGCGGCTGACGCTCATTGCGTCACTGTAACACATATAAACATTATTGTTGTTCTTCCCCTCAATTGTGATTCTGCAACTTGCTAACATTATTGTATTCAGTCCTTTCTTTTATGGAGCCGTCTTTTTAACGGGCCCCCTTACTCGGCAACGGCTATACGCTTATAAGTACCGTCCCCACAAAAAACATTTATTTCGATAAGGTTGTTGTTGGTCTTCGTCGTTGTTTCTACGGCGTTATCCGGGTCGTCATAGTCAACTTCTCGTGTCTCAATAGTCCCTTTATACACACGTCCACGAATGACATGCTTGAAGCCATTCCCCTCATTGATGATACCGTCCAGCTTGCCGGACGCAATCATCTGGCCAATCTGCCCTTTCTTAAGTGGCAGCGGTGGGTGGATGATTGATTTTTTCGGTTCGACAAAAATGCCGTGAATGGTTGATTCCTGCAGGACAATATCCAAAATTGCCTTATCCATTACAGAGCCGGTTACCTGCCGCAACTCCCCAAAATCGTTTGGCGGAAGTTCCTTAACGGCGGCGTCAAGCATTTCCTCGGTAACCTCATTAACCGGAGTCAGATTCATCAAGGCGGAGAAATTTGCTTCCTTTTCCTCATCCGTCATATTTCTGGTGTACCGGAATGCAACCAAAGTATACTGACTATTTTTAATGTCGTTTTCCAGGTTAACACTCCAGAGCAGGCGGAAGTTGGAACGGATGGCCACGATTTCTTTTGTGCGCCACATAAAATCCGGAACAGCGACCAGAACAAGGCCGCCTTCGCGCATGTATCTGCCAATGCGTGAAAGGTCCTTATTGGTGTTGCTCGGCTTAACAACCTCTGTCGTACGGTACTCATCATGGTATTTTAAAAGCTGCGTAAAACGGTGGATGGCAACATCCAAGGATTTATTCTGGAAACGGTATGAGTCGGAAGGACCAATTGCTACCTTTGCAAAAAGCTTACGGACTTCCGCATCGATAAGGTCACCATCTCCACTACGATAGGTGGCGTAAAGCCGCTGTGGAATGGAATTTTCCGTACCGTCTTCAAGATGCCTTACTCCCTGCGCAATCCCGGTCATATATTCCAGATTGGAAAACAGGATATTATGAGAGCGCTTCATCACAAGCCTTTTGATGATTTTCTGAATAACATCCTCCCCGGCGTCAAAAACATAGCTGGAATTGTCATTCATGTCGCTTTTGTAGGCAGGGCACAGATAGCTCTGGCTCTGGGTAAATTGTCCCTGACTGCGGGGAATGGGATAATCCCGAATATTGCTGCAGATATCGGCCACAGACTTTGGAACCGTCCCCATAAACGTGTTGAACATGTCCAGGAAAAACTCATCCATTTCCTTTGCTTTTCCAGGCTCACAGATTGATTTTGCGTCTTTGATTAGGCGGTCTGCGAGCTTTTCCAGTTCTGCTACATTGCTTTCGCTATCCGTAAACAGGAACTTAATTTCATTAAGACATTTGATTATGTCATGTTCCTGCGCCAATACATCTTTCAGTTTCTTCTCAGCAAGTGCATCGTTATCCGGTGCTTTTAGCACAGCTTTAACATCGTTCATTACGATTTCCATCTTGTCATTAAGCAGGTAGCCTGCTGTAGTGGTAAAATAAGCCAATTTAATTCACATCCTTTTATCATTTTTTGTTAGAAATGGCAGGGGTGTTTTACCCCTGCCTCTGTTTGTATCTTAACTCGCCTTGCGTCGGCGTTCGTAATTCTGGCGAATTTCCTGCTGCTCTTCAGGAGAAAGAGAGCGATATCTATCTCCCACGGGCAGGTTTAAGTCACTCCGTGGGATATATACTTTGTTTTCACGAGATAACTTTAGCGTATCCAAATGCTTTGCGCAATTTTCAATACGCTCCAGCTGCTCCTTCATCATCGAAGCCAGCGTCGAAAGCGGCCGCAAATCTTCCTGGGCGTTTTTAAAAGCCTGTCTCTTTACTTCAAGATGATGGCCAAGCTGATAAAGCTTAAAGCCTTCATAGGCGTTGCGTTTTGGCATGCGAAGCTCGTGCAGAAAATCCTGTACTTCACGGTCTGCCTCGGAAACCTTAGAGCAGCAGTAAGAGAACTGATCCTCTACACTGTTCATCATTTCCAAAAATTCCTTTAAGATGCGCCGATAATTTAAGATGGGCGACATCTTTGGATTATTGACGATATAATAATCTGGGTTTTCTTGGTCCGGTGAGAACCGATACTGTGCCAATTCTGATTTTTTCGTTTGCGCTTTTTCCGACATTGAACTAATTCCCCTCACTACATTCTGGCCAGCTTTTGGTGCAGGTGTAGTTTTAATTACTTTAAATGTGGTTTCATGCTTTGTCTCGGCAGCTCTCATCATGCGCTCATCCAAAGACAAATTTTCCGTATTTGCTTGCTCCCGGTTTCTTGCCTCGATTTCTTTCACCTTATCGAAAAGCTTATCCGTACTGGAGCGGCCTCCATTTTTTGACAATATCTTTTTTACATCTAGTCTGCGTTTTCTACCGTATTTCATGGGTATAATACCCCTCCCCTCTTGGGTAGTTCTTTTGTTGCTTCACCTTACTTACAAGTTTCTACCCTTATTATAACAGTTCTTACTCTAAAAGTAAACTCTTAATTACCTAATTTTAACTACTCCCGGCAAATTCAGGAGTTCGGCAATTCGCTCTTTGCCATGCGCGTGCCGGCACTTGCTGCACACATAACCGTAGGTCACGAAATCCGTGCCTTCAATCTTGTTTTCTGTCGTTAATTCAACTCTGCTATTGCAAATCTTGCATTTTCCTGTATTCTCCATAACAAAAATTCCTCCCTTTATCCTTCGATTGCTTTCCCGCTGCCGATGCGAATGCCATATTGAATGCAATCCTCAGCAAGCAACTTAAAGCCATCCTCAAAGGCCTCTACAATCATTTCTTTTTCCTCATCGTTATAGCCGGGAAGCTTACGGATAATCGTTTCAAGGTTTTTCTTCGATTGCTTGGTGATGGGGGAAATTATCTTATCCAGCTCCAACTCCATAGGTTGAATCTTATTCATATTTGCCTCTTCCTCCCGTTTGAACGCTTCCAGTCTTTTTCTAAATTCATCGATGGTTAAAAGTTCCACTCTCATCCCCACCTGTTCTATAAAAAATAAGCCGCCCGAAGGCGGCTCTTGTTATGCCGCAGAAAATTCCACAGCAATGTCTTTCAGTTTATGGGCCAGAATCAACTGTGCCCACGATTCAAACTTATGATAATTCCGTGCAAGGTCCTGTTCTGTCATCCATGAACCAGCCAGAATATCCTTTTCACGAATGGCCAACTTGCCACATTCGGCTGTATCAACAACCATGTTGTAAACAATACCGAAATGGTCGGGCGTCGTGCTTTTAAGGTCACGTACTGTACCATACTCCTGAATTTTAATTGCCTTTGCAGGAATCTTATCCAGGACGAGCTCTTCATTAAGCTCGCGGTCCAGCCCATTTAGCATCATCTTCTGTACGCCGCCCCGCGTATCGTCGCACGGATTGACGTGTCCGCCAAATCCCAACGACAATTTTCCAGCAAGACGTTTATCACCCTTAATCCGGTGTGATACAAAATATTTACCTTCCGTGTTTGATACCAGAACGTAAGGGATGGCCTGCACAAATGCAGCATTGCCCTCGGCATCAGCTCGCTCGATAAACTTGCCGTAAGGTAAAACCGCGCAGAATACAGACTCTGGGGACTTTTTATTCCACGCGGTAAAGCCATCATTGATTATCCCCGTCTGGGGGAACGGCACGACATATACATGTTCGTTGCCGTATTTTTCCTTGAGCTCTTCGTATCTTTTCTGACTAATGTCTTTACGCATTAGTCGAACTTGAGCTGAGATTTGAAACCGAGCTTGTTCGTCTCAGCGATTTCGATAGCTGCACCCGTCTGCGGGTTGCGGCCGGTACGTGCATTGGTATGTTTCTTGAAGAACTTGCCATAACCGATGAAGCGGACTTCTTCGCCGGCTTCAACGTTAACCGTAACGGTCTTCCAGAACGCATCCAGAACCGCCTTAATGTCCTTCTTGGATACGTCCGTAATGTCTGCAATCTGGTTAGTGAGTTCGTTAATACCAATCATGTTGTTACATTTTCCTTTCTAAAAAGAAACCAATTGTTATCTAAGAAAATAGCTTCCGGCAATCCGTAGCTTTTTCGGCTTAATCTTGAGCTTGCTTTCCAAGCACAATCTTAAGCAAAAAACACAATCCCTGCCAGGACTTGGCAGCCCTAATGCTTTTTGCACAAAAGCACACTCGCTTTTGCTGTTCAGATTGTAGTAGTCTTCCTTGGGTTCGAAATACTCATGCATGCATCCGAAGCGAACTTTCCGGCCCGTAGCGACATGCACTAACGACGCAATTTTCGTGCCATAGTCTACTGTAAAAGCCTGTCCCTTCCCCTGATTTTCATTGGGGATACGTCCGGTTAGGGCCCGATAAATGTCGCCTCGGTCTGCACCCTCAATATTCCGATATCCATACTCGTCGATAAGGTCAATCGTCATCGGTTCGTCACCACCTTAATCGTCGCATTCTTTGCAGATAAAGCAGGTCTCGGTGTCACCGGTGTACGGGTCGAGCATAGTGGTTAAGTCACCGCATTCCTCGCATACATCCCGCTTGCATTCGCTGCAGGTGTATACCTTATCGGACTTTTTCCCGCAAATTGCGCAAGTCCCGGATTTTGGCTTTTCGAGCTTTTCCTCATCCTCAAAATCTTTGTTTATCATATGGGAAAGCTCACTAAGCGACATTTCCGGATGCTCGTCCTTAACGACCGGTTTTGCTGCAGTTTGCTTTTTGCTATTCTCTTGCTGCTTGCCCATATACAGCTTACAGTCGAATTCGATTCGTCCAAGCTGTACGAGCGTTTGAAAATGCTGTACGTATTTGCACACATTCCTGTGTTGGCAAGTCCAGCAATCTCTCTTTACATCCAAGATTATACCTCCTTACTTACAACTTTGTCAATAGTTTTTTGTTATTAAGCTGTCCATAATGCAAAACGTTTGTTTACGAATTGCTGGGCAACAAATGCCTCATCCGGGTCATCGATAGAATCCAGAATACGACGAATGTCCGGCAATACAGCCTGTTGTTTTGCCATAATCGCTGCGTCTACGCCATCTATGATGTCCTTCAGCGCATAATGCGAATAAGACATTGTATGGGATTCTACGAATGGCTTCAGGTACTCTTTCATATCCTTACCCAAATCCGCAATGTCTCGGTCATCCGGCAATACAACCATTTTGCTGTTATGCACGCCGGCAGAGATTAAGGCCTCCATGGCCTTTACTGTGCCTGAACGCCCTGCCTTATCATTGTCATAACAAAGAATCGGCGTGAAGCCGTGCTCTTTAATGAAGTTGATATGGCTCTCGGATAGCGAGCTGGTCATCGTGGCCACGGCATTGGGTATGCCATATTTGTCCGCGATGATTGCATCAACCTGCCCTTCCACAATGAACAATGTTTTATTGCTGCGGTTTACAAAGCTGACGCCGTAGAAGTTATCCTTTTTCTTGAAATATTTCGAGGCGCTGGTATTTTTATACTTGCCTCCAGATTGCTGCGACTTTTGTGAAAAAGCGCGGTTAGAAAAACCGATAACTTCGCCGATGGCATTAAAGATTGGGAACGTAATCCTATCTCCGTCAAACCCTAAGTGCCATTTTTTAATATCATCGTCATTAAGGCCACGGCAGTAAAGATAATTCCGCACAAATGGCGTAAGGTTATTCTCATACCGCCGGCAGTCTTTCATATTTTTCTGGTAAACCGAATCGGTCTTCTTTTCTTCCATAGGAATCCCGTATTGGTCCGCAATCACTTTTACTGCCTGCGGAAAGCTTAATATCTGCCCTGTTTCATTGTAGTGCATCCATTGGATAAAGGCGATATTATCGCTCCCGCTTACCGGGCCGCTTCTATCGTGATGACAGCCATAACAACACCAGGATTCTATTCCGTTGGCGTTATTGGTGTACACCGTAAAAGATGCCGTGCTGTCGTCATGGCTTGGATTAGGGCATTTCCCCTGCAGGATACCGCTTCCTGCAGGAGAGAGGTTCGTGTAACGGCTGGCAAGCCCTTGGACTCCCAGCCTCTTAATTGTATCAATAAAACCGGGAGATAAGGACATAGCTTATGCCGCCTCCTCTGCCTTATTCGATTTTTTGCGCGGCTTTGCAAGCGTTACCTGCAGGCCGTCTTTCTTGTTGATATGTGCTCCGTGGATAATGTTGCCTTCCGCATCCACAAAGTTATGGCCGGACTTATCCGTGGTCAGGGCAGACCGCAACTTCGTCTTGTTAATCACCACTTTGTCTTCTGCGCACTTATCGAAGATGCCGTTAACCCGCAGATACTTAATCAGTTCTGCTTCGTTTTCTGCATCAAGCTCGACAGTGCCAATATCTTCCTTGAGCTGCACATTGCCATGGAGAAGCGGATAAGAGCCTTTCTTACCTTTAAGCTTCTGGAATGCGTAGGTCTTAAGCTGTTCCGTTCGGTACTCTACGAAGCTGCGCAGCTTGCCATTAAGACGCTGGTCGTAATCATCCAGCAACTCTTTAAGCTCCGCCTTTTTCGCCTTTACCAGTTTTTCATTTTCTTCAATTTTCGCTTTTGCCCAAAGGACTTTAGCGAAAGCATCATCGGCAGCACTATCATCTGCAAAAACAGGGATGATATTTTCTTCTGCCATAACGGTTTTTTCTGCTTCTTTATCGGACATTAAGTCCAAAAGCATACCCATTATCCATCATTCCTTTCTCGGTTTTATTAAAATAGCATCCCCCGGCGGGATTTCCACCGGGATGGGATGCATATTATTCAAGGATACGCTCAGCATACCCTTTCTTTTTGGAAACAATCTTTTCGGCAATTTCATCCCAGCTATGCCGCATAAGCAGCTGAAATACAAACACGTTTTTGTGGATGGAATCTGCACGCTGTATGCGTCCATGCCTTTGTGTCTGCTTTGCCGCAGAGTCAGCCAGCTCAAATTCTATCATGTACTTTGTGGAACTTAAGTTGAGTCCGGCTTCTCCACTGTCGGTAAGCAGAAGGATGTCGTGGCCGGCCATTGTTTTATGCCGCCGCAATACTTCTGTGCGTTCTTCCGCAGACGTACTGCCGAGAATACAGTCTACTTCAACGTTCTTAAGCGCTGCGGATTTCGCAAACTCGCGCTTTAAAATGTCCTGCATATGTATAAACTTGGAGAAGATACACACTTTTTCACCAGATGCGATTATCTTTTCCACCAAATCTACACATGTAGAAATTTCGCTGGACTTACTGTTTGTGATATAAACCTTTGCCATATTCGATTCAGAAAGCTCCAGGAGCTCTTCCGAATCCGCCTGCATTTGCGCAAAACTTTGGCGGGCGGCAATGCCGTTTTCAAGCGCCTGAAATTCTGCATTCTGTGCAAGCTGTGTTGGTGTAAACCTGGCATACATGGCTTTTTTCTTTTCAGACAGGTCATCAATTTCCTGCATTAACCTGTCGTATGCCGCTGCCTGCTTATCTGTCGGGTCACAATAAACCTGACGGACAATTTGCTGCGGCAGCTGGTCTGCAATTTGTTCAAACGTCCGCTTAAATATGTGCGGCTCAACAATTCGCGCAAGCTGTTCCTCATTCTGGGAGCCGGACACCCTGCCATACCAGAATTTTAGATATGTGCGGTCAAATTCCTTTTCATTGGGAAAAAGCTCTGGGGTAATGAAAGAAAATATCCCGAACAAGTCTTTTGGATTTTTGCGTATAGGAGTTGCTGTTGCGCCAAAACGATACTTTGCTTTGTTGAACTCATACAGAGCCATGGAGCGATCCGTAGTATTACTCTTAATACAATCTGCTTCGTCTACATACCAGAACTGGATATTCTGTTTATGCAGCATAAAGCGGACAAACTCGTCTGTTATGACTTCGTAGTTAATTACAAAAATATCATACTTGGTCGTATCAAAAGCCTCGATGAAAATATGCCGTCGTTCTTCCGTGAGTTTTTCAATCTCCCGTTTCAGCTTCATGATTTTGTTTCCATTTTCTTTCAGCTTTACTGACAACTTTTCGATTTTCTTTTCCCGGCTTTTTATGCGGTTAGTAAAATTTTTCGTAATAGACTTAAAAGTAAAGATTACATTCGCTCTTAAGTTGGTAAACTTAGTGATTTCGTCTCTCCACTGGTTTTTTAGCGCAGCTTTTACAACAAAGACGCCGCGCAAATCTGGAGTTTCTTTTCGGAGCTCTAAGAAGGCACCGAGTCCAATAGGGGTCTTTCCGGCCCCACAAGGCAATTGTATCAAACCGTTTTTTTGTTCTTTGCAGAAAGCGATAGCCTGTCGCTGATAATCATACGGCTTAAGCAATAAATCTTCGCCAATACCCTGATTATTTAGCCTATCACTTATCTTCTGCGCTTCAACAGAAGAACAGTACCAACTTTTTGCCTTATCGTCATAATATTTTGGGGATATGCTGCTTAATAGCTTTGCATATTCCATATATTCCGATAGTGAGTTCCCGGAATATTTAATATAATAGTATTTGCCATTTTTCTTGAGCGTGACCATGTTTCTAGTGCTCACTTCCTTTTTGAGAAAAAGCCCTGCCAAAAGGCAAGGCGATTCTCACATTATCTGATTTGGCAAAAAACTTGTATATTACGCCATGCTGTCAGCAAATGCGTAAGTGTCAGCCTGCGCATACACTCTATTTGCAAACAGTGCGTCACGGGCAATAGACAAGGCAAGCACAGCATCTTTTTTGATGCCGCACTTTGCATACAGCATTTTTGCCAGTTCGTCACAAACATCATGTCCGGCAAGCATCTGCGGGGCAAAGAAGCTTAAAATAGCATAAACATCTTTGTCAGGGGCGCCCGTCATTTCGTGATACCGGCTTCCCCTCGCCCGAATGTCATCCATGAAGGAGATAATCCCCTCCCATGTAACACCGTACGCCTCGCATTCCTCCAGGACCTCGTCGTCAATCCCCGACTCAGAATCGTCGTTCAGGTTTGCAAAGTAAAAAATAACTTTGTCAAGTTCATCTTCCGTCAAAGTGCTCAAAAATTGAACTTTCAGCGCAAGAAAAGACAATTCTTTTTCCAACCTAACGTTACCTCCTTGTCCCAGTCCGAGGAAGCAACGAACTATTAAGCGTCCATGGTTAACATGTTCAAAATCGACTTTGATGCGTCATAAGTGATTCCTGTCATTTGACGAACAAGGCTGTCTTTGTTCTGGGGCTCATTATTTTTCATAACAGCTTCCAGAACCCGCGCATTAAAATGGTCCATAACAGCCTCGACTCGATCCTTTACGGTTTTTCGGAAGCCTTTGTAATCCTTTATATTTTCAGCATAAATGCGCTGGTCTTTCTTAAGTTGCTCATTTTCATCCATGAGCTTCTTCATTTGCGCTTCTACGGTTTTTATAACCTCTTCCTGATTCAGGGCTTCGGTTTCCAGCTCTTTTATTCGAGCGGCAAGCTTGGCCTCTTCTTCATGGAAGTGTTTTTGCTGAATGGTATTGTGTGTAGCAATGGCCTTTAGTAAAGTTTCCAAAGACTCGTTTTCAAAACCTTCGTCAGCCTGAGAAATTTTAATATTATTATTGGATTCCGAAGCTTTGTCACCTAAAAAATGCTTTATGTTTTCATCCAGCATCCGTGACTCTCTTTCAGAAGCCTCTAATATACTATCATTATCTAGGTCATCTGTCAACACTTTTTTGGGACCATTGTCCCTATTGTGTTGAGCACGTTCAAAATCAACGCTGATTACGGATGGCTTTGCGTCTGCGCTCGTCCTGTGAACACAGAACAGACACCTGATATCATCAAATCTACCCTTATAAGACATAATGCCCATTTCGACCAATGCCCCGATTAGGTTATTTACTGCATCTTTGGGTTCCCTGATGTATGCCATTAGCCTACGACGTTTTATCGGCTGATAAACATCATAGTCTTTGGCGGTAACCAGAATTGTATCCAAAATCGTCAACAGTTTTAACAGGACCACATTATTGCATCCGTCGATTTTTTTCCTTGCTTTTGCGACCACTTCGTCAATCGTTGCTTGTTCGAGTTTCCGAAAATTTTTTTCCGTAAACTCATATGCTTCGAACTCTTCTTTGGACCTTAGTTTAGTAAACATCATTGGAGATTTTTCACGGCGGACTTTTGCCGTCATGTCAACCTCCGGAATAATCATGTTGTCAGTAAACGGCAGGATACGTCTAATTTCCATACTTTTACGGTCATTATACGGTATCCCGTGTTTGCTAAGTGTCTCATTCAGTTCTTTGTTACTTAGCTTCGTTTGTTCTCCAAGGGGGAGCTGATTTGCCACAAAATCTGCAGCGCTCTGGTCGTTACCATTCTCCTTTGTCATATTCATATCCAACCTCCGTTCACATCCCCCGAGGCGAAAGTTTTAAGCACACACATCCATATATCTGCTGTCTATCTGTTTTATAAACGGTGATGGGGCAACCGCCCTGGCTCTACCGTTCTGCATCATGGTCTGTGTGCTGCAAATGACGAGATATTCTTCTGCCCTCGTCATTGCAACGTAAAAGAGTCTCCTCTCCTCTTCTACGTCTTTTACTCCCTGACAACGCCAGCTTGGGATAACACCTTCATTGGCTCCGATAATAAATACCATACGGAACTCTAATCCCTTTGAAGCATGCATGGTCATTAGAGTGACCATGTCATCCGATTCGGCGTCGCCTTCAGCCGTAGTCAGTAAGTCTTCTAAAAACTCTCCCATTTCAATATACGTTTCTGCAATGTTCTCCAATTCGCGGATATTCTTAACACGTTCCTGATAAACTTCCTCATCTTTTTCGGTTTTTTTCAGGAAGTTAAGGTAATCAAAAGTGGTAAGTACTTTTTTAACTACATCCGCTGGTCGTGCCTCATTTTCGTCCAACCATTGGCTGATAGCCTCGAGTTTCCCAATAAACGCAGCAAGCATAGCTTTTCGCGAAACCTGTTCCTTGATTTTGCTCAAGCACAGTATTGCTGTGTTCACATCTATAATAGCATAGGATTTAAGATTCTGCAACGTTAAATCTGTAATTAACTCAATAGATTTGTCGCCGAGACCGCTCTTGTGAGCCTCCAAAACTCTTCTTAAGCTGCTCATATTCGATGGGTTGTGAAGGAAGTCCAGGAAGCTAAGCACATCTCTTATTTCCTTGCGGCGATAAAAAGATACGCCGCCCGTTATTGTATACGGAATTTTCATTTTCAGAAAAGCATCCTCAATATTACGGGACAAAAAAGATGTGCGATAAAGAATTGCAATTTCCCCATATTTCATGGTGCCTGTATCTACAATCTTCTGAATCGTAGATGCTACAAACTGAGCCTGTGCTTCCGGCGTAAGCTTTTCTGCGTAAATGATTTTCTCACCTACTGGATTTTCTGAGAAAATGTTTTTCTCATCCGGGCGGTGATTATATCGAATCAGACTCTGCGCAGCATTTACGATGGTTTGTGTGGAGCGATAATTTTGTTCAAGGAAGAAATTCTTGTGTTTTACCTTGTTGACCGTGCCAAAGAGTTTGTCGATATCGGCTCCCCGGAAGCCGTATATGGCTTGGTCAGAATCGCCTATGAGACAAAGGTTTTTTGTCTTGGGATTTGTTAATAAAAACAAGAATTTTGTATCGAGTACGGAACTATCCTGACACTCATCGGCCATGATGTATTTATACCTGTCATGGATTAATTGGCGTACTTCCATATTCTCTTCCAAGATGGTCGTCATGTTAAAGAGCAAATCGTCAAAGTCCATGGCGTTCTGTTCTTTTAATCGTGCCCGATACAATGAATATACCTGCAGCCCGTTTTGACAAGATGCAAGATTGCCATATTTAAGTCTGGCCTGTTCCGGGGTCAAATGTTCTCCCTTGAACTTGGAAATCCACCATAAAGACACGTCTGCCTTATCGTGTATCTCCAATTTTTTGTGAATCTTATTTACGATGGCCGTCTGGTCATCAGGGTCAATGATTGAGAAAGTATCTTTGTATCCAAGATAGGCGCAATAGCGTCTAAGCTGGCGTGCGCAGAAGCTGTGATACGTGCTCACGGTTACGCCTCTGGCCTCGTCACCAATGGTCCTCATCACGCGTTCATGTACTTCATTTGCAGCTTTTTTGGTAAATGAAAACGCAAGGATATTCGTAGACTTAACACCGCACTCAATCATGTAGGCAATCTTTTTTACGAGCGTACTCGTTTTACCAGCTCCCGGGCCTGCACTTACCATCGAGAACCCTTCATAATCCTGTGCCACTTGTCTTTGTGCCGGGTTCAACCCGTCTAAAATCTTCTCCTTGCGCTCATTGATTTGCTGCGCAGGAGTACAAAAATCATCTTCGTTAATGAAGCCCAACGCTTCGCCCTCCAATCTTAAAACAAAAAATAGGACGGCCAACAGGCCGCCCGCCTTATCAGCCTACGTTAATGTGTACGTTCGGGCCGTTATCCCAGTATTCCGGCTTCTTGTCATCCTTTTTCAGGGAGCCGCCAAGGCTAAGCGTCAATGCTTCCATAACCTTAGTGCATTCCTGGCCGGTAATGCCAAACGTTTCGATGGTAACTTCGCTTGTGTCATGTTTGATAGTAAACTCTACTTCTTTCATGCAAAAGTCCTCCTTCTAATAAAATGCTATTAAGGGCGGCGCTATTGCAAAGCGCCGCTTACTTAACGGTAATCAGGCTGCCAATGCAAAACGCATGACAATATCGCCGTTTTCCTTTACTTCCCTCTTAACCGGCATCATGTTCTGCTCTTTTACGATGTGCTCGATTTTAACTTCGCTGTACCGCAGGGACAGGTCTTTTGCAAGTTTATTTGCATCAACCGAGCTGCGATAAGCTTCGCCGCCAATCGACAGGGAAAGCTTTCCTCCCTCTTTCTGCTCAAAATTGAACCGAACATTCGTCGGAGTGCCGTCGAGCAGAAGGGCTGCGTTGTTTTTCCCGAAGCTGGGCACGCCTGGCAGGTTCTTAAGCAGTTCTACCGAATATTTCTTGTTAATACGGTGAAGTGCTTCTTTTACCATGGGGACAGTAACATCCTCCAGGGCCTTGATTGAGATGGTTGCATAATGTGACATTAAGCATTCATTCCTTTCTGTGTCGTAAAACTTTCTTTTATCAAATTAAGCAGGAGTTTCCTGTCTGCTTCAAACTGTTCCGGATCGTCTTCTTCAAATCGACGATTCTCGATTAAGCGATACCCAACGGATAATGCGTTGGCAATCGCATTTAAGTGCGGGCTGATTAGCGCCTGTAAAAACGGATACTTTACACAAGCCGGCTCTACTCGCCCTATATAGCTATCGGCTTCCGCCAAAATATCTAGGGCCTGGGCTCGCATTTTGTCCATTTCTTCTACAGTGGTTCCAATTGCCTCACACTCTTCCCGTTCCTTACGGAAGCGAGCCTTTGTTTCTTCGTCTAACACGAACAAACAGACATCACATCCTTTCTGTTAGCTTCGCTTTACATGCTGCAAGCCTGCAAAGCCTGCTGTTTGCGTTTCTCTGCTTTTGCGCTCAGCTTGATAGCCCCTTTACCCTCAGAAGAGGTTGTCGGAATCTTATGCTCGCTTGCATATCTTTCCAGTTCTTCAACTTCCTCCGGATTGGTTTTGTACACAGGAGTAATCTGGCTTACACCATCCAGCACAAGGAATTGGGTGATTTCGCTGTTGTTCAAAAACGCCTGACGGACAATGTTCTTTACTGCCGTTTTAATTTCGGCGCCAGTAAACTTTTCCGTAATATGGGCGGCATAGTCCAGCAAATCATCACTAACTGCCTTGCCCCTTTCCTTGAAGTAAATATTGAAAATATCCTTACGCTCATTTTCCGTAGGAAATGAGAAGTGCCATTTCGCATCCATTCGTCCGGCGCGGGTAAGTGCCGCGGGAAGTTTGGAAATATCATTTGCCGTAAGAATATAAAACTGGTGTTCATTGGCATTAAGGTTCTGCAGCACTACGTCAAATACGCGCTTAATCGTTCCCCCGTCTGCCGTAGAGGCTGCACTTTCACAGCCGGAAAATTGCTTGTCACACTCGTCGATTAACACGACACAGCGGCCGATAGCCTTGATGGTTTCGAAAGCCATGCGGGCGGTCTGCTCGGACTGGCCAACGATGCCGCCCATAATCTTTGACAAATCAAAAATAATGAGGGGCACACCAAAATAGTTTGCGATAGCTTCGGCCATGGCGGTCTTTCCTGTACCAGGAAGACCTGCCGCTAAAAATCCCTGGCATTCGTCTACGCCGGCAGCTTTTGCTTCGGGAGTCATGCAGCGTTTCGCCTCATAAATCCACTGTTTAAGCATGTTGTGTCCGCCAACGGTATTCATGGTCTTTTTGGGTTCGACGTAAGTAAGGACGTTACTTTGCTTAACTACCTCAATGCGTACATCGTTAATAACGTCTGCAGAAAGGTTTTCCGTCTTTTCCCAGGACATATCCAAGGCATGCTTTAGCTGCATCGAAGAAAGTCCTGTAGCCGCCCTTGCTGCTTGCAATGCGTCTTCTTTCTTGACCCTGTGCCCGGTTACCTGAAGCCATTTGCAAATTGCCAGGAAGTTTTCGCTTTCATCCATCAGCGGCAATTCCAATGTCGTGGTAAAATCCCGAAGCATATCCGGAACATTTCTGGACGGTGAAATCATGACAATGGGGTGGTAAATTCCTTCCCTGTGAACATGTCTTGCGCAGATATCGTAAATACTCCGCTGAGCTACCGGTGATGTAAACACATCCTCGCAATTGCGGATAACCAGCATAAAAGGAGCCGGCGCTCGGCCAATCTCCGCAAAAGCTGCTGGGATATTTACCAGATTTTCCGGGAAGGTGTACTGTCCGTCACTGGCAAAAGCATCTTCTAAATCCTGGTGCTGCACAATGCTGGAACGACGTAACGAGATAGGGTCCATCCGTGCGCCGCCGTTATCTGCGATAAAGTAAAAGTAGCTTGCTATATTCTGCTTAACTGCTACGCTTATTGCCACCCGTTCTGCACGCTCTTCTTCTCGTGTGGCAATCCAAATGAGTGGCGTTTTTACCTTATACAGGTGTTCTAACTCTTCCTTCAGTTTAGATAAAGATTTCAACTTCGTTTACCTCCTTTTCTGTATTCTGTTTTTCCACGAAGTAACTAATATAGTTCTCCTTGTATTCGCTATAAATATGCTGGCATTCTTTCAATTGAGTTGTCGTACCCGTACGGATCACGTCATCAACGGTCATTCGAATCGCATTATCACTAACGCTTTCGAGCTTCCCAGACACCTCCGTGATTTTCTCTCCGTCATGGTCAAGTACGACGACTCTTAGAATCCCGCCTTGTTTGTCGTATTCGGAAACAAAAGGCCCTTTGGGGTTTTTCGTTTTTATCATAACGTCCCCTGTTTCATCCTCGTAAAACCTCACAGCGTTACTTACTGCGATTAACTTATTTCCGCGAAATACGAATGCAGGGTATTCATAGTTGCTTTCCAGGCAGATAAAATCTTTACTGTTTTCAATGAAACTTTCCTTAAGGTAATCCGCAATAACACCTGCATATTTTGCAAATGCCGGATAGACCAATAAAGATGCGTCGTTTTCTATTGAATTCAGAAACGCATCGCAGATAATATCCATCGGAACATTGCAGCTTGCCTTGATACTCGCCTCGTTCTTCGGCAGAATCAACTGCCCTTCAAGCTTTGCACTCTCGTCTGTTGCTCTGCGCTGAAACTTAAAGCGCATCGGAACCATAACAGTTTTACCGGACGGCGTATAGTAAGCCAGAAAAGCATGATTATGGTATAATGGAAATTCAATCTCCGGCAACCTTGCCGGGTCAATCACATATTTCGTATCTTCACGTCCCCTAATGTACAAAAAAGTTCCCTCCTTTCTTTGATGAGATTTAAGTGTTATTAGGCGCAATATGCCTTTCTTAAATCATCTTGATATATATTCAATCTTGTCCAATCATTGTTTTCTCTGTGCCAGAAACCCTGATTTTCGCTGCCGATAACGTGGGTTACTCCAGGAATATCTACTTCGTCAAAAATTCTTTTTCTGGCTTCATAACATCCGTCGATAATAACATTCGCACGTTTTAATACATCGCTAAATCTCAAACGGATAACTTCCATGGTGTAATGCGTAATTAAAACGACATGATAACCATGTTTCTGCAGTAAGGCCATAAGGCGAACCAATTCATCAAATTGGTCCAAAGGCTCCCCGCCAACAATTGTTACAAACTTATTGCCCGCCTCCTTTATATCACAAAAGAGGTCGTTAACACTTACTTCCGGAAAATATTTTTCATCCCACAAGTCAACATTAAAGCATCCAGGGCAGGGGTGGCCCGAAAGGGCCATTCTGCAACCTGCCAGGAATACTTCAGTGCGCTTGTCCTCATTTGGGGACAAGCCAGCGGTCGTTGACTGCGGATGTACTGATGCAACTCTCAGCACTACGCAGCAGCTCCCTCCTGTTTTTTCGCCATCAACGATGCCTTGCATTTTGCGACAGCCTCGACAATATTGCTCGGCTTGAGCATTGCAGAGCGGTCATTGAAAGCATACCGTGCAACTTCGTTGTAATCCTGCGTCTGGAATTTTGCCATAAACGCATTGATGAACTTAACCTCTTCTGCATGGCGAGCCCAAGCATCATTCGTCCATTCATCAAACATGGTTTCACGGAACCACTGGCCGTTATGGTTAGCCGCCTCAATGGCTGCCTGCTCATAACTCTGCGTTTTACCAGCAGAAAGCTCCAGAGCAAAACCAAAGCTGTATGCAGCTTTTTTCAGCGCATCGGTAGACGCTGATTTGGTAATCATTTCTTCCTTGGTCGGGTCGTACACTGCCGTACCGAAACCTTCACGCTCGATTTCAACAACCTGGTTGGTTTCCTTGTCAAAGAGCTTGACCGTGATGGTACATTTGACTTCCACTACCGGCTTCGGGAAGTAATCCTCGTATTCATCCGATTTGTACTTCTTTTTCTTGCACGGCGGGAATGTTCTTACGACCGGGTCTCCATAATGGACGCTAAAGAACGGGCCAAATGCCTTTTTCAAGAGCACCAGCATAGACGTACCGCTAATGTAGTCCAGCTGGGTTTTCCCCTTCTTGAGCGGTTCAGTAATACGCGGGTCAAGCGGCTTACTGATAATCTCTTCCAACTTATCAACTCTAAGCATGTTTATTTCCTCCAGAGATATATAATATATGCTCCGCCTCGTGTCAGAAACGGGGCATGATGCCAAAGTCTTTAGGCGGCGTTCTTACGAAACATGGAAAGAGCAATGCTGGTTGCTTTCTGGAATTCTGCTGCGCGCTTTACAAAGTATGCTGCGCCGCGCAAAGCATTTGCATGCTGATAAAGGTCAACCTTGTGCCCTTTCGTATATTCGTAGTTCGCAACCGCGACGGATGCGGCCAGTTTCTTGTCCTTTTCCGTACCTTCGCAGGTAAGCATAGCGTTTTCCTGCACACGCTTGATAAGGCCGGTATCCTTATTGGTCAGGTTTTCGTATGCAACATGGTAGCCATACTCAATGCCAGCAATATGCTGCAGAAGAAGCATATTTTTAGCAATCATGGTATCTACCACGGCATCGCTCATACCGGGTTCAAGCGTGATTTCAGACATCAGCTTTTCAATCTCGCCCTTTTCCTTCAGGAATTCTTCGCCAGGAACCAGGAGCAAGCTGCCGATAAAGTTGCTGTCAACTTCATTGCTGTGCGCAGTAATGATTTCACCTTCCACAGCCGGCTTAGCTGCCGTTTTGCGGGTACGGCGCGTTTTCTTCGGCTTAGCGACCTCAACTTCAACCTTCGGCTCTTCATCGGCCACAGCTGCCTTTTCAGCACTTTCCGGCGCTTTCTCTGCCTTGACTTCAACCTTAGGAGCTTCTTCTGCCGGTGCGGCCGGTGCTTCAACGGTGGCTTCTTCCTGCGCCTTTGCTTCTTCTACGCTTTCAGCCTGCGTCGCTACTTCGGTGTCGTCGGCTTTTTCTGCCTGCTCGGGAACCGGTGCTGCCTCTTCTGCCGGTGCAGTTTGTTCTTTTTCTGCTTCGTCTGCGGTGTTTTTCGTGCCGTTAATAGCTTCTTCTGCCATTGCCTCCACTTCGGAGAACGGGAACGTATCGTCTTCGGCAGCCTCTTCCTTGGCCTGCGGTGCCGTTTCTTCTGCCGGCTTTTCTTCTTTTGCGGGCGCTTCAGCTGCTACCGGCTCGTCCTTCTTTTCCTCCGTGGGATTCGGACCAAAAATATCGCTGAGGTCGTCACCATCGGGGATGTCCGTCCAAAGGCTATTGATGTCAAAGTCAATATCAACATTCGTGTTTGCCATAATTACATACTTCCTTTCATGTGTAAAAATTCATTATCTTATTTTATAAAAAGACTGCTATTTGGATAGCGCCTTTTGTACTCAGTTATTGCAATCGCAATATCTTCTTTAAAATCTTGGAGCATTGTCATTGCTTTTTCCGGCGCAACTTTTCTGTACTCTCCCATTTCATTTGGGCTATAAGTTGGCATAGTCGGAATACAGTACACGTTTTGCCATGTACCTCTTATTCTGCTTATGGTGCCCCGAACATAGACGTTCGAGGCCACATTTCCCATAAGCAGCAGCATGGGCGGATGAAATAAATCCACGGCATACTGTACATAAGTCTGACACACATCGATTTCTTTCTTTAATGGCGTCCGATAAACCAATTGGTTACCATCCATCTTTGTTGGACAGTAAGGTACGGTGTTCATCCATAAGGTTTTGCTGAAATCAACACCGTGCGCCTCAAAGCAGGACTTGAGAAAGTCACGTACCTTTTCGGCTCCTTCAAACATGCCGATTGGTTTGTTCAATCTTGCTTGTGTTTCCGTGGGGTAATCCATAACAACCATTAAAGCGGCATCACTATCTCCCGTGATTAAGGTTTTTGTATTACAAGTAAGTCCCGGGAGGCCCCCGTACTCAATCGCACGATTAAGCTGGGCCATCCCGATGTCCTTAATTGCATTACGCACATACCCCATAGGATTCTGCAATGCTTCCGGTATACTTAAGACAATGTCCTGGATTTGTTTTTGTTTATCATCCAAAATAAAATCCCCTAGCTTGCTAGTTTCTCCAGAACTTCATTAAGCATATTGATTCTTTCTGACGGCTCAGCCAATTTAAGCTTTGCTTCCAGTTCTTCAACCTTGGCTTTTAATGCCACGTTTTCTGCCTCTAAAACCTGGTTTTTCTTGTTTAAGAACCTCATACGGTCATCGATTTCGGCAACCTTAATCTCATCTTGCGCAAGTGCCTGCACCCACGACATGACCATATCCTGTTCCATTACAACGAATACGCTGCCGGCAGGATTGCCTTCGCTGAAGCGTTCCGCCCGCGTAATCACGGCGCCCTCATCTTCATTAAAGGCAAACTTAAGATGCCAAAAATCCTGGTTTTTCTTCAATGCTTCCGTATGAAGTTTATTGAGCCATTCCCGCTTAATACTAAAGGACTTGCACCCACGAGCCCTTTCAGGCTCCTGAGTTTTCAGCTCCTCCATCAGGCGGTATGCTCCGATGACGATATTCTCGTCACCCTTTTCTTTGTTGGTAGCGCCGCTGTTAATAGTCATCCTTGATGACAGGATTTCTACATTGCGGTCGTGATTGGCCTTCTCAAACCCGCTTCCCATACGCTTATCAGCCTTCTGGGAATGCCGACGCACGGGTGTGCGCCTTTTGGGTTCCTTGTAATTCATGCCATTTGAGCAGAAGAAACAACTGCTTCTGTCAGTAAGGCAATCGTCATAGCCATACTTACAACTTTCGTTACTCAAGCTGCATCATCCTGTTCATCTATATCGACTTTTTCAACGCCAGCCTTTTCCATCTCTTCGTTAAGCTCTTTTTCAGCCTTTTCGATTTCCGTGATTTCTGCTTCCGACATGTTTTCAACGTCGCCGGTTACGCCATCCAGCATACTTACGAGCGTATCAAACTTGGTCGGATTAGCAATCATATCTTCCTTAAAGCGCTGTTTACCCTGCCATTTGAATTCCGGGTCAACAGAACCGTCTTCCAGATGGAGAGAGAGCCATGCGCCACGGGCGTCAATGATTCCACGGTTAACGAGCTGCTGCAAGGTAGAGAAGTATTTCTCGATGCCCTGGCCATACTCAACGTAATAGATGAGATTAACGTACGGATTGCGGTCAATAACGCAGTGATTCTTTGTTACCCGAACCTTAATCTTAAGGCCCGTTTCTTTTGTAATCGGGTCAGAATCGTCCGGCGTAAGCTTGCTGAACTCCAGCGTCACCATGTTATTATAGCGAATTGCCTTGCCGCCGGCAATCATATTAGGCTATCCCAATGTATATTTTCATATACCACAAAGCTGTGTTTGGGGGTGGACTATATCATCGCTCCGGGGGCTCACTCCCCCCATCATCACGCCTTGCACTTGGGCTACAGGAATTTCACCTGTGCCTACTCTACTCGCTTATCAACCCTGCCGATTCTCACGGCTCTTATGGATATATAGCTTTCGATAGTCTCTACACCTTCCTCGTATATCCTACGAGGCTTGGCACGGTATTGGCTGCTATCCATCTCTGGACCGTAGCGTCTCTTACGAAGCGTATTCGCGCATCTTTTGCCTTATATAACTTCTACCGTTAGCCCAACTTTATTGGACACCCTAGATTTCTAGGTTCACAAGGTTTTTGGAAACCCATAATATTGCTTAACTTTATCCTGCATTTTTCTAAAAATATACTTTTGAACGCTGCCTGGGTCATTGTCCAGATCACATTCTGCAATCTGAACTACCTCATACCCCATCTTTTCTGCACTTAGCCTCTTCTTCTCATCGTTATCTCTTACGGAATCGGTCGAGTGCCAATATGTACCTTGGACTTCAACAAGTAAGAAGAAGCCGAGGTCATAGTCATAACGCCAGCCATTAATCTCTTGCTGTGGGATGAAGCTAAAATGCAAGTTTGATAAAATTTCTTCAAACTTAATTTCGGCTGTAGAACGATAGAACCATGTATTTCTTTTCGTTTTCCACCCAGAACCAAAGATTTGGCGACGTGCCTTCGAGAACGATGCCTCAGACATTTTGTACTTAAGGGCAAGTGCTCTGTTGGATATAAAAGGATTCTTAAAGTCATCCTGAAACTCTTGCGTTGAAGGAATTATATATTCCCCATTTTCATGGCATAAAATATTATTGTCCTTCAAGAACTTTACAAGTGCCAATACAGAAACATTTATGTGTTCAGCAATTTCCAGTAAGGACACGCCCTTCTTCCCGCTATGGGACATTTGTTCTTTCACGGCGTTAATAACATATTCCTGTTCATCCTTCTTCCATATTTTTCCTATACCATGGTTGATACATGGAGTTTTCTTAATCCCCATGATTCTTGCCTGTTTTAGGATATGGGATTTTGAACACTTAAAATGTTTTGCTATATCCTCTACCGTACATTTGTCAGACATGTACATTTTTCGTAGCTCAGTTAGCTTTTGCCGGCCCCACACATCACGGTTTCGGTAAACCCTCTCGTAATCTACGTTAATATTATACTGTGTCCTTAATACCCTTTCAAGTACAACTTTGTCTTTATGCACTTTTTTGGCTATTGTTCCAAATGCAACACCTTTGGATATAAGCTCCCTTATTGTATTAAGCTGTTCTAAGGTAAGAGTTTCTACTGTTAAATTGTTTGACTTAAGGACTCTCGCAACAGTGCTCCTGCCCCTATTTATCGTTGCGGCAATCCTTGATATGTTCATGCCGCTACTTGCCAATTCTTTTATGCGCTCAATTTCGTTATCTGTTATTCTTTTCTTAGACTTCATAATACCACTACTTTCAAAAATTAAGATTAAGTGCTATTAAGTTCTAAGTATATTTTTGCAATCAGGCTTTGTTAAGCTGCCAGTTGATTTCCATACATTCCCGCATTCATATTTGTCGTGTAGTGTTGGACAAGTACCATGGTTGTATTGCGCTGTGCGCACAATGGCACTGCTTTTTTCATAAATTTGGAATTAAAGCGTGCCTGAACAGCCATCGTGTCATCTTCAAAGTTCTTCGTGGCTTCCGCCATCGGAACCAGCATTTTCAGCGAGTTAATGACGCAAATATCGACATCCGTCTCACGAATTGCTTTCATAATCAAGTTGCCGATAGCCTCTGCACCAAATACCTGTTTTTTGGTATCCGGGTCTCTCGTGGACAAGCAATAAAAGCGGTCAAGGTCAATATGATAGAGACTCGATGCTTTTTCTACGTCCAAAGAGTCCTCGGATTCTACCCACAGAGCAATGAAGTTGGGGTCCAGCTGCATCTGATAGCCGATAGTTGCAAGGCAGAAACCAGTTTTACCTGTGTCTTCACCGCCGGAAATCAAGATGTTGCGCCCAACCGCAAGGCCACCGCCCAGAGCTTCGTTTACTGCCGCAACAGGAGTTGCGAAAAACTTAAACGTCATTCGGTCCATTACAGCCTTGCTTTTTGTTGGTCGACCAGCAATGACTCCGCATTTCGCACTAGCCTCTTCAAAAAGGGCGTCCAGGTTTTGCTGGCGCTTGGCCAGACTCTCCCTTTTTGTTGTTGCTTCCGGTGCTTCCATAACTTTTGTCTTCTTTTTTGGCATAAACGCACTCCTCATATAATTTTGTTAAATCTTTTTTCGTACAAATCAAGCTTGTACCATCTACGCGAGCCTCAACGTCCCACACCTTTAACCACTCCACATATTCAGGAATGTCTTCCTGATAGGCCCAGGAAAGGTCGATAACAACGCTGTCATCTTCCTGTAATGTCCCATGCCATTTGACAAGGAAAAGCATGAAGTTAGGAGCATAAAGGTAAGAGAATACATTGTGAAGTGATACTGCATGCTCACGTCCACGTTGCATCTTCTTGATGAGTGCAGGCAGAGCTGTTTTAACCTCACCGGGAACAATGCGTACACCATTTTTAATTGGTTTTACATGCACCCAGCTATTCTCTCGAAGGCTAAACAACACTCGCTGTTTTTCATACTCAGGGAAGGTTAAGTCCACGCAGTATCCTGGCTTCAATTCGCCACAGAGATAAATCCAGGTTGCCAAAACGGAACGTTTAAATTCACGAGTTTGCATGTTTCTCTTGGAAGTATCTTCTTTTATTACAAACCTGCGATAAGCCAAAACAAATCACCCCTTTGTTTTTGGCAAGTTTTCCTTTATGAGTTCTTCGAACTCTTCAATCATGGCCTCGTATCTTACGATCCGCTGCCTATTTTTTTCTCCACCAGCTTGCTGGAGAACCTGCTGTTGTTGCTTGAGTACACCGATAATTCCCTTAAACATCGGAACCAGAACATATGGGTCGCAGTAATGGCTACCCGCCTCTGTTTTTGCGACATTCAACGTTTCATCAACCAGTATACTTGCAACAATCTGATTTTTTGCCCGGCCTTCAAACGGGACAACCGATTGGATTGTCCCGATGTAATTGATAAGGCCAGAGCGTATCTGTTCTAAATCATTGGAATACACCATTTTTCACCTCTTAAGCTGCCGATTCTTCGATGGTTTCAGCTTCCTCGGACGGAGCCAGGGTGATGGATGCAATTTCTGCACCATCTGCCAAGTTAATTGCCTTTACTCCGTGTCCGCTACGGCTCTGGGTGCTGATATCCTTGACCGGCGTGCGGATAATCATGTCATTTGTCGTAACAACAAATAAGGTTTCATCCTCATCCGCTTTTACAACAGCCATGGCATGTCCGCTCTTTGGCGTCGGTTTGTAGATTGTAATACCCTTACCACCGCGCCCTTTCTTCTGCGGAATGTCCGTCATACTGCAGCGCTTACAGAGCCCCTTATCCGATACGACAAGCAGGGTATCGTCGCTTGCTGTGGATACGGCAGAGATTATATAATCATCTTCCGTCTTAAACCGCATAGCGATATTCCCCTTGGCCGTACGGCTGGTAAGCGGAATATTCTCCATCCCCGTATGAACAGCAAAGCCGTTTCGAGAAACCAGAACTACACTTCCTTCGCCGGTTGTCAAAATGACACTTGCAAGGCCGTCATCATCATTGAGCGTAATGACCTTTAATCCGTTCTTGCGGATAGTCATATTCTCCAGACTGATACGTTTTGCAAGCCCATTCTTCGTAACCATAAGAAGCTGATGGGTTGTATCGCCATGTGCAATCGCAAATACTTTTACAACCTTTTCGCCATCCTCAAAGGTGACATAGTTATTAAGGTACTTGCCCATAGCTGCCTTAGAGACAATGGGGATGTGGTATGCAGGAACCGTGTAGGCCTTGCCCTTATCCGTAACGATAACAATATCGTCCTTGTTGCTCATATAGAGAACTTCTTCGACAAAATCATCTTCGCGGAGCTTAATCCCATTGCCTTTACCACCGCGGCTCTGCTGGCCGTAATCCTTGGAACGGATTGCCTTGACCATACCGTTGTGCGTGTAGAACATTACAATGTTCTCGTCCTCGATAAGGTCACGGTCATTCACCTCATTGCACAGCTGTGCAATTTCTGTGCGTCTTGCGTCGCCTTTGAAATAACCTCTGGCAATATAGTTGTCAATATCCTGAACAAAGTCCTGTATCAGTGCGACCTTATTGCTGAGAAGGTGTTTGCCGGCCAAGATTTTCTTCTTCAGTTCTTCTGCCTCCTCAATCAATGCGTTCACATCAAATGAATTCAAAGAACCAAGCTGGCGAGCATAAAGACCCTTTGCCTGCGCTTCGGTAAAGTCAAATTTCGACATAAGATTGGTGATGGTTTCCTCACGGTCCTTAGAACCACGAATAACCTTAATCACTTCATCAATTCGAGAATTGGCATTGATATACCCCTGCACAAGCTCTAAACGCTTTGCATGCTGTTCCATATCAAAACGGATAACCCGCACTTTAGACTGGAGCTGGCTTTTAATGTATAGCTCGATTATCTGTAGCAGAGACAACCCTTCAACCGGGCGGCCGTCCACCAGCATAACCGAATTAATGGAAAAAGTACTTTCCATTTTTGTCTGCTTAAAAATGTTATTAAGGACGATGTCGGGATTACCGTTTTTCTTCAATTCGATACAGATTGCGATTTTCCCTTTTTCGGACCTATCGACTACGTCTGCCACATTATCCTTAAACACTTTGTCAGCCTCTTCATTATACACCTTTTTCCCAAGGTCTTCAACCAAAGATTTTTTGTTGATACCGTATGGGATTTCGGTGAATATGATGGTTGTGCGCCCTCCGGATTCCTTGATTTCGTACTTGCCGCGAATACGAATACTCCCCTTACCTGTTCGGTAAGCCTTACGGGCTTCTTCCGGATTAACAATTACACCTCCTGTCGGAAAGTCCGGTGCTTTCACGATGTTAATAACATCGTCTAATTTTGGCTGCTCGCCCTTAACTACGCAACCAAGCACATGTTTGATTGCTGCAAAAATATCGCCGGCGTAATGAGGCGCCATGGACGACGCCATACCGGTTGCGATACCGGTTGTTCCACAGCAGAGAGCATACGGGAAAATTCCGGGCAGGTTTTTTGGTTCTTTTTCGTGCCCATCAAAGTTCGGAACCATATCCACCGCATTCTTGTCAAGCCCTTCCAGCATGGATTCACCAATTTTGGAGAGCTTGCATTCCGTATATCTCATTGCAGCGGGTGGGTCTCCATCTATGGAGCCACAATTGCCCTGAAACGTAATCATCGGATATCTTTTGGTCCAGGGTTCCGCAAGGCCAACTAATGCGTCATAGGCGCTCTGGTCACCATGAGGATTGTATTTACCAATTACATCACCGACTACGCGGGCACATTTCTTGGGCACCGCTGAGTTTTTAAGCCCCATCTCATACATAGAATAGAGCGTATATCGTTGTGACGGTTTTAATCCGTCCTGCACCTTAGCCAAAGCGCGGGAGAGGATAACCTCTTCCGCGTAAGTAAGGTACAAAGATTGAACAAGTTCTTCCGCACGAACATCAACAATTCTGTTATTTTCACTCATTTGTACTACTTTGACTCCCTCTTTTTGAATTATGCGGCAAACGTGGTTGCCATAATCATTTCCTTACGGGGTGCTACGTTTGCTCCAAGGCATGTTTCGAGCATCTGCTCTGCAACCACGGCATCTTCTACCGTTACACGGCGAAGAATTCGCGTTTCAGGATTCATGCTCGTTTCCCACAGCTGTTCGGCACTCATTTCGCCCAGCCCCTTAAATCGAGAAATCGTCCAACCATTAAGTTCATCACGAACAGCATTCAATTCTGCAGTGGTATAGAACCAACGGTCCTTTTGGCCCTTCTTAACCGCTCTGAACAATGGCGGTTGCGGGATATATACATGCCCATGAATAATCAGTAGCGGTGCATGTCTCCAGATATGGCCAATATGCAGGATGATAATATGTCCACCATCACTATCTGCATCGGCAAACAACATAATCTGGTCGTAGTTGA